GTGGCGGAGGGGGTGGAGGTGGGGGAGGTGGGGTATAGACAGGCCCGTAATAATCGTCTACAAACTGATTTGCATAATAATTGTCATAAGGATAATTTGGTGGTGGCGGAGGTGCAAGATATGCATCAACTACGTCTTGGCTGTACCCCGTCGCCTGCGAAATTTGTGCATTGCTGACTCCATATTGTGCTGCTGCCGCATTAATTGTAGCTGCTTTATCAGCATCCGAACCACCTCCTGCCAACACTGCGTTTATATAAGCTCGGATATCTTCATCGCTTACAAATTCCGGTAATCCTGTCTGTGGATTTGTGCTTCCCGACCCACCGAGAAGCTTCAAAATACCCGCTTCACGCGGAGTAATGTGCGCAAGCATGGTATCGCCGTAGCGTCCGGCTTTGCGTACCTCTTCAGCGTATTTTTTGAGCGGACTCATCTTTACCTTCCGTTCATGGCGCCTATTATTTCACCGCCGTGCTAACAACGTTAACTAATTCTGTAGCCCAGTCATCCCAATTCTCAAACACATAGGGACTAGGTACCGCGTCTTTGACGAACAAATCGATCCCAGCGAATCCTGCGGCCCAAGACTTCCAATTGTCCTCACTCCCTGGAATTTCAAGCTGCTGCGCACCATAAGCCTCGACCATGAGCGAAGCCCAAGAATCCCAGGTGTGGTAGCGGGGGTCGTAGACTAGCGCCATTATGAATAACCTCGAACATCGCCAAGGTCTGCGCTCAGCAGTAATTTTCCAAGCTGGTAATTACCACCGGCGACGTTTGACACGAACTGCAGTCGTAACTCTCGACGCTGCTCACGCAAGTCGATTTTAGTGGTAGAAGAATCGAAAGTGTACGGTCCGGTGGTATCGTCTGACCCTTGTGCATAAGACCGACCCTTGACGTACATTTCCATTTCACCAGAGAGGATAAAATCGGGTTCTACCCGCTCCAAGTGTAACCAATTATTTTGGCCAATGGCTGTCGGTTCTGAGGGTCCACCTGAGACCCACCCAAGATCATTGGTCTCGAAATAGGATTCGATCGCAAGCACCGAGGTGCCATCAACGGCGTCGGTCCCGTACTCATGCTGCCACATGGTGACGTAATTGCCGATCGTAGCGACGGTGAGCACAAGTCCAGCACCGGCGGGGATAGAAGCGGATAGTACGTCCCCGATTGTATAACCTTGCCCTGGATTGTAGATGATAGCCGAGGTGATAACACCACCGGCGACGATGATGTTAGCGGTTGCGCCCGTTCCAGTACCACCCGTCAAGGCTTGATTATTGTAAGTTCCATTCGTGTACCCAGCGCCAGCATTAGTGATCGTGAGACTCTCGATACCATTGGCCGAGGTGATTTCGCTTCCGGCTTCGATTGGTCGAGCAAACACTTGCGAAAAATAGCCAGCGGATCTTCGTGCTCCGACTGCTGTGCCCACGTCGTACCAGCAGTTTTCGCGAATATTGTAGATCACTGCATCGTTACATTCAGACTCTGAAGATCCATTCGGGAAGAACCACCAAACCTCGCCGAAACGAGGAACCTTGGTAACCCAGACTTTCTCGCGATATGTGTAGTTAAGGTTGTCGAAAAAATAATTCTGATTAAACGAATTAGGAATCTCTTTCACTACGCCGTTGTATAGCAAAAATCGATCGACGCCGCACCAATAGTAAATCCCGTCGTACTCGATGACGCATTGCGAAGACATGATCGAAGACTGAGTCGAGATAATGTCGTAGCGCCAGTATTGGGTGACCGTCGTCGCGCCTGCGGTAATCGAAGTTGGAACATAATTTACGCGAACCAAAGAGTCCAGCGACCAAAAAAGTCCCGAGGGTGAATTCGAGCCTCCTCGAACTGGTAGCCCTTGAACGATTTTGCCGGTAGCGACGTTCACTTCGTTAGCATCGGCCGTAACCCAGTCCTGAAAATTACCACTCGAACAATTGCGTATTAAACCATTATTACCGTAGACGAACACATAGGGGTGCAGGACCACCACACCGCCCGAGACGCTGACGTCGTTGTCGAACGTAAGGGTCGCTGCGCCGGTGGTCAAAGCGTTGGTCGAAAATGTCACCGTAGTACTTACAATGCTTACTACCGTAGTACCCGCCGCGAAATTAGTGGTTGGCCCTACAGTTTGTCCCGCACCGATAAGCGGATTCGCCGCTGCTATGGTACCCGTGTTCGAACCGGTGGTGAGAGTGACCGAGTCGGTAAACGTTCCGATCTTCCCGAGCGTCGATCCCGTGATGTCACCGGCAAGCACCGGAGTATTCACGGAGCTGTTAAAATCCGCGAGATTTTGTCCAGGATGCGCGAGCAGGTAAGTAAGACCTGAACCTAGTGTGTCCGTGAAGGAGTCGAATTGCCACAAGTTATTCGCACTCGCTGTAAAATCAGTGAGTGTCATGTCGGATACCCCAGAGCCCACGCCGCTATTATCTACAGGAGTCTTCTGGAGACCGCCCGAGTAGCCAGTGAACACATTATTCAGCACTCCCTGAGGATTCACAAACATTCCGCGCACCGGTCCACGGATAGAACTGGTGATCTTCGAATACCCGCCGATCTTTCTGGGTCTTCCACGTTGGAACCGTACCCAGCGACCGTCCGTGTAGTACAGCTTGTCAAAAAGCGTACCATCCCTTTGGATTCCGGGCTTCGTGTCTAGAGCGAAGACTTTAGAGGTCATTAAAATGCACCCCCGGCGATACCCTCAGATGTAAGTAAAAATCTATTAACGCCAGTCACCGCCATTGCCAGCTCCCCGGGGTTAGGCCTCCAAATCCCTGTCCCGGTCTCGGACGTGAAAGACAATGACGGATTAGCTACTGTCCCGTTTATTAGAGTCACAGAAGCTGCAGTAACGGATGTTGAAGTCGCGGCGAAAAAGTTTACTCCATCGCAAATGACAGATGCCCGGGTACCCTGGTTTACAGTAGTAGTGGCGCCGGATCCTGTAGATAGAGTGAGGGTGAAAGAGCCTGTGGTCTGGTTATTCACCACGTAAAAGTTCACGACTGGCGGATATATTACGGTAGCGTTGCTAGTTAAAGCGCCAGTGAATGTTTGTATCGAGTTAGTAGATTCACTGGAATTCAGCGTGGTCACGCCACCAGGAGCCACTGACTTCACCAAAGAAGTGAAAGTGAACGAATTATTCGTGCCGTAACCTACTGTAATGTATGCAGTTCCGGTACAAATTACAAAGGCTGATTCGCCTGGATTGAATACTTTACCTGAAGCTCCGTCTATTAGCTCTGCGCCTGTCGTGGAAATAGTGAACGCACCGGTTCCATTGTTTTTAAACAACGTGAACCAATTATTACCCAACGTTGCTGCAGCAGGTAGCGTGTAACTCCCGGCACCACCAGACCAGAGTCGTGTCTGTGCCCGATCTGCAGCTGCGAACACACCCCCCGAGGAGACAACGAGAACTGGGTGACTCTGGTTTAGTGTGGTAGTGATAGCGAGCAGTCCTTTACCCGCCAGCGCCGTCGCATCAGCACCCGAAGATCCGATCCCGAAAGCTATTACGCCCCAAGTTCCTGCAGCCGTGGAATTCGTGGTGACGTAGATATACTGCGCCTCCCCGGAAGCGACGGTAACAATAGTGTTACCCGCGTTATCCGCAACGGTAAAAGAACTCGCCCCCAGGTTCCTGATTAATGAGTCAGTACCCACCGAAGTAGCATTGGCCGCAGGCATTCGGAGTGTGAGTCCAGCCGTCGTCGGCAATACCTCCATAATCCGCGAAGCATAAGCACCGGTATTACTATTGGCCAGTGGCCATTCAAGCGTGGTGTTTGCCGAAAGCGTGAACGATCGATAGCTTACATCGGTAGGCTGGACGATGTCGCCGGTAAAAGGGGAAACGTATGTAGGCATATCATGTATCCACGGCTATGGCTTGACGATCGGCGATACGGAGCTTATCTTCGGTCTTAAGCTCGGCGACGTATTTGTCGTACATCGACTGCCAAGTCGGGATTCGGGGGTCATTCTTCAGAAATGGCATCGCTTGCAGGAGTGACCCATAGAGCATAGCCTGGGGCGCGTATTCGGTAAACCAGTTTGTTTGATTCGTTGAGTCCAACGGCACTGGGCGCTCATAGTAAAGCACCTCGAAAGCGTAGGCTGCAGCCGGGGTAGGTCCCAAGAACCAATGCGTGTAGTCGTAGTCCGCGTAGTAGAGCGGCACGTCGGTCTCGGTCGGGTCAGGCCAATAATTGCGAATGTATTCGTAGCGACGTTCAAGCACCGGTCGACGTTCACCCGCAACAGTCACATTTATCGAAACCGTTTTTCGCCACCTCGCGGGTTTAGCTACCACCGGATCGCTCGCGGTAAGTGTGGATGTATCGACCGTCAGATTTCCGAGAAATTTAATCTCTGCCGCCAGAATCTGCTCGGCCAACATAATGAACGTCGGGATTTTATCGATGGTGGCCGTATCTGTACGTTCCAAGTAGGACTGAACGTCTGCAGCGAGGCTTGTGTAAGTCATCGTCACTGCCATGATTTCACCTCATGAATGCAGCTTCGGCTGCGCGACGTCGAGTAAGCCCCGGCAAGACTCTTCCGGCAGCTTTATTCCATTTCTGGCACTCTTCGGCTGCACCGCTCCAATCCCCCGCATCAACGCGCTTTTTGAACGTGGAAACCCGAAAGTTTCCTAGGCCACAATTATACACCCAACTCGTCACGGCAGCAATGCGTCTTGGTAAAGCAATTTGGATCTTAGGCGAGAGCTTGGTGATGCCCTGCACAAAATACTCAACATGATGGTCTAGAGCCTCTTCGCACTGCTCCATCGTCCAGATGGTGCCGGGGTTAATGTCAGGACCTGTTGCACCCCAACCAATAGTCCATGGATGCCCACGGGTTCCTGGGTCAGGATAAGCTGTTACACGCCCATCAGGCAAACGCTTTGCTAGCCCCTCAAACGGCTTGATGAAAATATCTTTGCAAAGCTTCTTAGCCTCGTTCATGATTTGTTGTACTTCTCAATGCTGCGCCCAACAAACCAGAACGTTAGCATCATGTTAAGCATGGCGAAATCATCTTCGTCATAACTCTTTGTCAGCACCTCAGCCCAGTTAGCGTTGGTTTGAAATGCAATCGTCAGACCGGCTGCTTTAACAGCCACGTAAACGCCAAAAGCAATCCAAGTAAGGCCCGGACGGGTAACAGCAGTGATAAAAGACGCGAGCCAGCCCGCTTCCTTCGCAGTGGTAGCCTGCTCCTTAAATGCCTCTTTGATTGTGTCCATCTGCTGGATAGAATAGTCAACATACTTCTCCTCCATCTTGAACTCGCCACGCATCTTCTCTAGATCGGTCTGTAGCTGGAACATACTGAGTTCATGCTGGCGCTCGTTCTTTTTGTCCATGAACTTGAGGACTTCAGGGGCAAGCCTGAATAAGCCACCGAAGATGGAGCCAAGAAGACCGCCGCCAAGTAGTTCAAACATAATTACCCCTTGGCCGTCACAATGTCTTGACCCTTCTTAACCGTGACTTTGCTGCCTTCAACGTCAACCTGCATGGGCTGCTCGGCACGGTCAAGCTTGTCAAGACGATGGATCAAGTCCTTGATGACTTCAAACTCGGGCTTTTCTTGTTTCGCAGCAGTGCCAGCAATACCGTTGAGCATTTGAATAAGTGCAGTAAGTGAAGCACCAAGCAAGCCCATCACAGCAGCAATCTTTTCGCCTTCAAGGAAAAGGGACGCACCCACGCCCACAAGCACAATCATGAAGATGTAAAGCAGGCCATTTTCACCAATGGCCTTACCCGCGACTTCTTTGGCTGAATCTTGAGCCTTTAACTCTTCAAGCCGGATATTGGCCTGTGCTTTCAGAACCGCAAGTTCGTGGGCCTTGTCATCCATCATATGCCTAGCAGTTTTTTGACAAAGGTTGCAGCCACGCCTGGACCAAGCAAGACAGCAGCAATCGTGATATAAAGCAACCACTCGATATGCTTCATGCGCTTACTGCCGTCACTGAGGCGTTTCTCGATGTTCTCGTAGCGCGTAGCGCAGATCGCCTCGTGCACCGAAAGGCGCTTGTCTAAATCTTCGCTCATGTTAAGCCGCCTGTTGTGCCTCGGTCGTAGGCACTGGTTGGAGAACCGGAGGTTTTGCCGCTTCTTTCATGCCATCAATCAACTGGTAGACCTCTTGGTACGGCCGTGTACCAAGGTA